CTAACTACATTCTGTTCGCCATAAAGCATTATGAAAATCCTCACTGTGTAACCAGAGAGGATTTTGATGAAGACATGAAACGCTTCAAGTATCTGAAAAGACTCTTGAAGCGTTATGTTCGTGGAGGTCCGATGAGGACCCATCTTATTATTAATCATCTCATCATTCTTTATAATGTATTTGGCGAAGCAGCGACTCCCTTACTTTTCTTTAAGTTGGAGAGGGAGTATTGGAGTTTACTTAAAACTGTATTATTGTACTTAAATAAATATCCTATAGGTATGCTTCCAGATTTGGAAACAGACCCAGACTTAGAAGAAGAACTGGAGAAACTATGACAATCGCAACTGCTGGTACTGGAGGTTTTGGTGCGGACGCTGCTGCCGAAGGTCCTAATGCGGGTATGACTCCTGTCGTGAAGTTTCGTCGTAAGTTGAAAGATAAGAAAAAAGAAGAGACGAAAGGATATCATGTAATGCCTGATGGCACTATGATGCCTGGCAAAGTACATGAATCGAGAGAGAATCCTGGACAACCCTCCAGACTTTTTCAATATAAGGTAACCCTTCCCGAAGTTGGTGAAACTATTCTTTATGCTAACTCTCCTGCAGAATTGGCACAGAAGATGCGTATTCTTGTCAATCCTCGTTATAGAGGAGATGTGAAGATTGAAAGAATCATGCCCGCTGAGGCAGGTAAGTTTTTCTTGGACAAGCGTTCAAAGCACATGCGTAACGTTGCTGAGCAAGATGAAAAGCAAATGCAGCAGCAGATGACGCAGCAGCAGATTGCAAATGAAAAGAAAAAAGTTCAACTGAAGACTGCTGAAATGCAAAAGCAACTTCAGAAGAAAATTCAGATGTTAAAGAATAAACAGCGCGTTGGTGGCGCACAAGCAACGGTGGACCAATAATGGCATTCGGTCTTCAAAAGTTAGCGGTCCTTGAATCCAAACTCGATATTTATGAAGACCTCTCCAAAGAGATGCTCGACAAACTTGAGCGAGCAGTTGGGACTATCTCGGAGAATAGTAATAAGATTGCTATAATTTTAGAACGTCATGAAGGACGCTTAGAGGAAAGTGAAAGGACAGATAAACTCATCATCAAAATGATTGAGGACTTGAAAGATAAAGTGGAGAAGGACCATGAAACTATGCACGCTAGAGTTTCTCAATTACAGAAAAAAGTTGATGTCAATGCAAAATTTGTCATCGGTGCTGGCGCAGTCTTGGCAACGCTTGTGGCAGTATTACAAGTTGTCCCACCAGTGGTCAAGTTATTGACACCTCAAATGCAATCGAGTATGATGGACTCAGCGGTAGTCCAGCGTATTGTCTAACTTTGTTGATGTTCATTATGTGAACCTTCTTTCGGGGCGACTAGAGAAGTTCGCTCGGAAGAAGGAAGACCTATACAACTTTCGATGTCCTTATTGCGGCGACTCTCAGAAGCACCGTAACAAGGCACGAGGGTATTTCTTTCGTATCAAGACGGATATGGTATTCAAGTGCCATAACTGCGGCGTAGGGAGGACTCTACCTAACTTCTTGAAGGACAATGCTCCTGACCTTCATGACGAGTACATTATGGAGCGATACAAGAATGGAACTACTGGCAAAGGTTCGTATGTTCCCAAACCCAAACTTACTAAATTTGAAAAACCGAAGTTCAAGAAAAAGGGAGAACTTCAAAGTATCGAACAACTAAATAATGAACACCCTGCACGAGGTTATCTTCTCGGTCGTAAGATTCCTGAAGAACATTTCTCTAACTTGTTCTATACAGACAAGTTTTGTACCTGGGTGAATACACAGAAACCAACGTTCAAAGATGTCAAAAAGGATCACCCAAGAATTATTATCCCTTTCATTGACACCGATGGAACATGGTTCGGATTTCAAGGAAGGTCCCTAGACGTACATGATAAGTTGCGATACATAACTATCATGTTGGACGAATCCAAAACTAAAATCTTCGGTCTTAATAGAGTAGATTTCAATAAGACCATATACATTACAGAAGGACCGTTTGATAGTTTGTATATCGACAATGCAATTGCAATGGCAGGAGCAGACGTTGATTGGGACGTATTGCGTGATAGAGAAGTTGTCTTTGTGTATGACAATGAACGACGCAATAAAGAAATTATTACTAGAATGAAAAAGGCAATTGATAAAGGTTATGAGATTGTGATTTGGCCTGATAACCTACGAGAGAAAGACTTAAACGACATGTTTATCGCTGGACATGACGTGCAATCTCTGGTAGAATTTAACACTTACAGCGGTTTAGAAGCCCAGATTAAACTAAGCGAATGGAAAAAGGTATGAAAGAAATCCATGTAGTCAAACGTGATGGTCAGAGTGAAGTTCTGAATCTCGATAAGATTCATGTGATGGTTGAGCACGCTTGTAATGGTCTTGCAGGTGTGTCTGAAAGTCAGGTGGAGATGAATGCTGGTCTCCAGTTTTTTGATGGTATTAAGACCTCTGATATCCAAGAGATTTTGGTTCGTTCTGCTAACGATCTCATTTCTTTGGATGCACCAAATTATCAGTTTGTTGCCGCTAGACTGCTTTTGTTTGGTCTGAGGAAGGCAGTTTATAATGGTCACCCTGATGGGCATCCTCCCCTAAAAGAACACGTTGAGAAGTGTATCGAGCGTGGTGTCTATGATTCTTCTATCCTCGATAAGTACACTGATGAGGAGTGGGAGAAACTGTCTGGTTTCATGGACCATGAACGTGACTATCTGTTCACATATGCTGGTATCCGCCAGGTTGTAGATAAATATCTTGTGCAGGATCGTAGCAGCGGTGAGGTTTATGAGACACCGCAGTTCATGTATATGATGATTGCTGCAACTCTGTTCCAAGATGATGATAAGTTTTATCGGTTAGAGTATGTCAAAAGATACTACGACGCAATCAGCAAGCACAAAATCAACATTCCCACACCTATCATGGCGGGGGTTAGAACTCCACTTCGACAATTTGCTAGCTGTGTTCTTGTTGATGTCGATGACACCCTCGATAGTATCTTTTCTAGTGACATGGCGATTGGCTACTATGTTGCTCAACGTGCAGGAATCGGTATCAACGCAGGTAGAATCCGTGGCATCAACTCTAAAATCCGAGACGGAGAGGTTCAACATACAGGTGTGGTCCCCTTCCTCAAAAAGTTTGAGTCAACTGTCCGATGCTGCACACAAAACGGTATCCGAGGTGGGTCAGCGACTGTCCATTTTCCTATCTGGCACCAAGAAATAGAAGATATTATTGTTTTAAAAAACAATAAAGGAACCGAAGATAACCGAGTTCGTAAGTTAGACTACAGTATTCAATTCAGCAAACTCTTCTATGAACGTTTCATCTCCAACGGAGAAATCTCCCTCTTCTCTCCACACGACGTTCCTGGTCTGTATGATGCTTTTGGCACTGATGGATTTGACGAGTTATATGTTCGTTACGAACGAGATGAGTCTATTCCAAGAAAGACTGTCGGAGCTCAAGAACTTTTTCTGGACCTCTTGAAAGAAAGAGCAGAGACTGGTCGTTTGTATATCATGAATATCGACCACTGCAATACTCACTCGTCTTTCAAAGACAAAGTGAATATGTCTAACCTGTGTCAGGAGATTACACTCCCCACTGACCCCATTCAGCACATCGATGGTAATGGTGAGATTGCTCTGTGCATTCTGTCTGCTATCAACGTTGGTAAACTGAAGAACCTGGATGAACTGGACGAACTCTGTGAGCTCGCTGTAAGGGGTCTGGATGCCCTTATTGACTATCAGGAGTATCCTGTAAAGGCAGCGGAGGAATCGACCAAGAATCGTCGTTCTCTGGGCATTGGGTACATCGGTCTTGCTCATTACCTTGCTAAGAATGGTGCTAAGTACGATACGACCAAGGCACATGACCTGGTTCATAAACTCACTGAGAGGTTCCAGTATGCCCTTCTGAACGCTTCTATGCATATGGCAATGGAGAAGGGTCCTTGCGGTTACTTTGGTAAAACTAAGTACGCTGATGGAGTTCTTCCGATTGATACATACAAGAAGGAAGTCGATGAGATTGTACCGAATGAGTTACAGTGTGATTGGGAGTTTCTTCGTGAACGCATTAAGCAATATGGACTCAGACACTCTACACTGTCCGCACAGATGCCATCGGAGAGCAGTTCCGTTGTGTCAAACGCAACAAATGGAATCGAGCCTCCTAGAGACTTCTTGTCCGTTAAGAAGAGTAAGAAAGGACCCCTTAAGCAGATTGTCCCTCAATACAATACGCTCAAGAACAACTACACTCTTCTCTGGGATATGCCGAACAATGATGGTTACATTAAGGTTACGGCAGTAATCCAAAAGTTCTTTGACCAAGCAATCTCTGGAAACTGGAGTTACAATCCTGAACAATATCCCGACAATGAAGTTCCAGTTTCTGTGATGGCAAAGGACCTTCTAACTACTTACAAATATGGTTGGAAGACATCTTATTATCAGAACACATATGATAATAAAAAGGATGCTGACGTTGAAGAAAACATGCAACGTGCAAGTGAGATTGACAATCTTATCGAACAACTGCTAGAATCCGAGGAGGAAGACTGTGAGTCCTGCAAAATCTGAAGTACAAGGTATGACCGTATTTAATAGCAACAAAGTAGACACTAAAAAACAACCGATGTTTTTTGGTCAACCTCTGGGAGTCCAAAGGTATGACAACTACAAGTACCCTGTCTTCGATAGGTTGACTCAGCAACAACTTGGATATTTCTGGAGACCTGAAGAGGTCTCCTTACAGAAGGATAGAAGTGATTACCAAACTTTATCGGCGCAGCAGAAGCATATCTTCACTAGCAACCTTAAGTACCAAATCATGCTGGATTCTGTACAAGGGCGTGGTCCTGGGATGGCTTTTATCCCTTACTGCTCACTCCCTGAATTAGAAGCATCCATGCTGGTCTGGGAGTTCATGGAGATGATTCACTCTCGCTCCTATACATATATTATTAAGAACGTCTATCCTGACCCTAGTGAAGTGTTTGACACTATCCTTGAGGATGAGAAGATTTTGGATAGAGCATCTTCGGTTACACAATCGTATGATGATTTTATCAATCATGCCCATCAGTATGACACAAGTACAATGTGGGAGCTGGCAAAAGAAGGGCATTACGCTGGTCAGTATGACCGTATTGAGTTGAAGCGTAAACTCTATCGGGCAGTTGCTAATGTTAACATCTTGGAAGGCATTCGTTTCTACGTTTCCTTCGCGTGTTCGTTTGCTTTTGGCGAGAATAAACTTATGGAGGGCTCGGCAAAGATACTCTCTCTTATTGCTAGAGATGAAAGTCAACATCTGGTTCTCACGCAGAATATCCTCAACAAGTGGAGAGACGGAGACGATGCAGAAATGCAGAGAATTGCTGGAGAAGAAGAACCAGTTGTAAAACAAATGTTCCAAACTGCAGTAAATGAAGAAAAAATGTGGGCAGACTATCTGTTTAAGGATGGTTCGATGATTGGACTTAATGAACGTTTGTTACATAACTACGTTGAGTGGATTGCTAACCGTAGAATGAAAGCCATTGGTATCAAACCAATGTTTGACATTCCTGCTAAGAATAACCCTCTGCCCTGGACAGAGCACTGGTTAAATAGTAAGGGTCAACAAAATGCACCTCAAGAAACGGAGATTGAATCTTATGTCATCGGAGGAATCAAACAAGATGTCGAAGCAAACACCTTTGCAGGGTTCGCCCTCTGACCCTCGTAACGAAGATGACTATGACACCTGGGAATATGGTACTGAACCTGTCCCAGGTGACCATACATGGGCAGATAAAGTCTATCTAGAAGCAGCAGAGAAAGGTTGGGATGACCTTATGGACAAGGCAGACCAACCAAGTAATCCATTTGCAGAACAACTTTGGGAAATGGAAAAGAAAAAAGCACGTCAGCAGCAAGAGAGAAACACTCGTCACAGTGTTGATAAGAGTCAAGACTTTATTGATTCTGGTATGACCCTCATCACAGATGTAGAATCTGACAAATATCTTAAGAGGGTTGATAAATAGTATCGTTAGTGTTATACTAACCATACGTTCATCCCATTCGCTGTTTGCGAATAGCGAATAGGACGCAAGTAAGTCGCGGAACGGAGCGTTCATCCTATGTTATCATTATTGACTATCTTTGCCATGCATGTTCC